GGGCAGTTACTCTACGATATGGTGAATCATCAGTTGCCCCAATAAAGAATGGCAGACCGGCAATAGCCATATCGTAGTTAACACCAGTAGCTGAATAGTTAGTAGCACCAGATGGATTGGAAAGTACATACGGGATGCCCTCGGTGATATCAGAACCGTAACTCATTTAGACCTCCCGTGTATGTATCCAATTGTTAAACCGCAAATAAATCCTAGATAGGCTAGGAGTATTTCCATTGTTCTCCTTATAGAAGATTTACTAATGACCTCGTTCTGCCACTAGCAAGTTGTGTATAAACCTGAGTGGTTGCAACTGATGAGTGTCTCATTAGATCTCTAACGGCTAGTAAATCTCCGCCAGATTTTTCAAGCATATTGGTAGCAAAGTAGTGACGACAAGCGTGAAAGGTTTTCTTTGGAATACCTAAACGCTTCATCTCCAGTGAGCAGAGCTTGGTTAATCTGTTAGGTGTAACCGACCAGATCTTCCCAGAGGTCTCGTGCTTTAAGATTGTCTGAGCGACTATCTCAGCCACCGGTACAGATAGGTCTGTTCCGCCCTTACCTGCCACTCTAAGGATGTATCCATCATCTACCTTCTCTAGGTCTACCCCACGAAGGTTTGCCACCTCCATAGCCCGTAGGCCCGCTTTACAGCCTATTATGAACCAGTCTCTCATAGGCATATCAGCCTTAGTCATAACCAGTTCAGCCTCACCTGGTGTTAATGGATGAGGTAAGCCTCTGCCCTTACGGACATTGGGTAGATCAAGGTCAGCCATATTATCTATCAAGCCCATCTTGCGTAAGGCTTTAAAGATACTACGTACCCTCGCTGCATAGGTTCCCTTAGTGGAAGCAGCTTTAACTGTCATTACCAGTCGTTGCAGATCTTCAGTTGTAGCTACCTGTGGATGAACTCCTAGGCGTACTAGCAGGTTGAAGTCATTTCTAAACAGAGCATCAGCGAAGCCCTGAGTTTCATATCGGTCTTTCAGTTTTTCTTTTATGATTTCTAGCGGTATTTGTTCCATAGTCCTAGCAGTCTATATTCAGGATTATTCTTGTGTCAAGCAGAATCGTTAGCAATTGTGCCTGGAACAATCGCCATCGCAAGTATCGTAGCGGATTCGGGCGAAGCAACAGGTCTGAAATATGTGGCTGGAGTTTCACTAACCCTTAATGCCCAAACTGCTGCCTATACCTTAGTTGCTGGAGATGCTTTTAAATTAGTAACTGTAAGCGATACCGTTTCAAGAACTGTAACAGTTCCACCTTCAGTTTTTACAACTGGTCAAATAATTAATGTTCAACGCATTGGAACTGGTGCAGTTCCATTTGCTCAAGGTGCTGGTGTAACTATCACATCAACTGGTGCTACTGCATCTGCTCCAACTTTAAGAGCGCAGTACTCTGCGGCTTCAATTGTCTGTACTGGTTCAAATACTTTTACAATCCTAGGAGATATTGCGTAATGACTTTATTGGGGATTATTGCAAGTTCTAAATTAACATTACCAGCATTAACAGTTGATTATTTAGTAGTCGCTGGTGGCGGTGGTGGTGGTTTGGCTGGTGCAGGCGGTGGTGGTGGTTTGCGATGCACAGTAACCGCAACGGGTGGTGGTGGCACAGTAGAATCATCATTAACTTTAACTGCTGCAACAAATTACACAGTAACAATTGGTGCTGGAGGAACTGCTGGAACTGGTGGTAATGAAGGGGGTCAAGGCGGTAATTCAACTTTTTCAACAATAACTTCTGATGGTGGAGGTTATGGAGCAGCTAATAACTCACCGGGCGGTAATGGTGGATCTGGCGGTGGCGGATCAAAAAATAGTCAAGCAGGTGGAACTGGCACAACAAATCAAGGTAGAGCAGGTGGCTCAGGTTCAACAAATGTAGATTCCTATGCTGGCGGTGGCGGTGGTGGTGCTAATACTACTGGTGGTAACGGAGTGTCTGGAACTGGTGGTGGAGCTGGTGGTTCAGGTGTTGCAACTTCAATAACAGGTTCTTCAGTTACTTATGCAGGTGGCGGTGGTGGAGGAACTGGAATTACTGGAAGTGGAACAGTTGGCGCAGCAGGATCTGGCGGTGGCGGTAAAGGTGGTTCAGGTGCTGGTGCAACTCCAGCCGCAGCTGATTCAGGTTCAGTAAATACCGGCGGTGGCGGTGGTGGTGGAACTACTGGAGGAGATCCTGTTCCTTCCTATTTTGCCAATAATGCAGGAACTGGTGGTTCTGGTGTTGTTATTCTTAGATACCCAGATGCATATTCAATAACTTTTGGTGCGGGTGTAACTGGCACAGAATCAGCAGCTAGTGGTGGTTATAAACGAGCAACAATTACTGCAGCAACTGCTGGAAATGTGAGTTGGTCATAATGGCACATTATGCTTGGTTAGATGAAAATAATATAGTTGTTAATGTAACTGTTGGTGTTGATGAAACAGAACTAATCAATGGATTAGATACTGAAACCTTTTATAGTCAAGCAACAGGTCATAACATTAAACGCACATCTTACAACTCTAAAATCAGAGGTACCTACGCAGGTATTGGTTATACCTATAATCCTGATGAGGATATATTTGTAACTCCGCAACCATATCCATCTTGGAGTAGGTCAGGTTCTTTTTGGAATCCACCAACTCCTAAACCTGAAGGTATGAATTGGACTTGGGATGAAGCTAGTCTAAGTTGGGTTGAAAGCACAATCCTCTGAGATTGTTCTCAGGGGATAGCTGGTTTTGTAGCGGATTCTGCTGAGGCTACTGGATTGAAGTGGCAGGCACCTGCTGCCAGTGGATTTGTTGGTTGCTCTTTGACTAAATCTGCAAATCAATCAATTAGTAATGTTACAAATACTGCAATCACTTTTGATACAGAATTAGAAGATACTGATGGTTTTCATAGTACTGTAACCAATACTTCAAGAATAACCATACCAGCAGGAAAGGCAGGTTTTTATTTGATTAGTGGTCAAATAAATTATGCCTCAAATGCTACAGGTGTTAGACACGGCAACATTTACAAAAACGGATCACATTTATCAGTAGCGTGGCTTTCGGGTGCAGCCAATGGCGATTGGACTGGTGGCTCAGTTTCGCAAATTGTAGAACTAGCCGTAAATGATTATGTTGAATTATTCGCATATCAAAATTCAGGCGGTAATGTCAATGTTAATGGTGGTACTACTTACGGCTGCGCCTTCCAAGTTCAATATCTAGGAGCATAATATGAGTTTATACGATGAAATTATTGAAGCGTATCCAGAATTAACTGATGTTGATTTTTCAAGACAAGGCACTATTGGTTTGCGAAACGATAGTGATGGAGTTGGTGATTATATTGAAAAGTGGGATTACTCCAAGCCCATCCCAGAAGGACTGAGCCTAGGTAAACCCTAGGCACAATCCCTCAAGATTATGCTACGAAATAAGATTGATAGGCTCTGGTTCAATTAAACCGAGGGCTAGTAAATCCTCAACAGTTAAACCTAGGACTGCAAGTTTAGCCTGCGCTGCTGCCTTGGCTTCGGCTTTTAATTGGGCTTCGGCTTTTAATTGACTTGCCTTTTCTACATCTGCAATTTGGTCAGCCTCAAACTGTGCAAACTCGGCATCGGTCATTTCTCTAACTTCATCGGCTATTTGAATTAATGGTTTTGTCATTATGCTTCCAATCCGTAAACTGCGTAGTAACCTGTCATCGTGCCACCTGATGCAATAAATGTAAAACTATCAAATGAACTAGCAACATTATGATGCAACAACTGTGTGTCATTTTCAGTATTAGTTACATAGTCAGAAGTTACGCCAAGCCCACCACCCCAAATTCTAGTTCTTGTAGCAATTTGAGGACTAATAAAATTAAACGCACGGGAGAATTGATCAGTACCACTATTTGCGTAACCGAGGTTAAATTTATTTTGATTGCCATTTGCCCTATTTGCCGAAGTGTTACCCATAGTCAAAACTAGAGTAGCATCAAAATACTCTGTGGCTGTGTTATCTGAGCCGCTTGCTCTCATTCTAGCCTGAAAGTTGGTATTTGCTGAAACATTTGTAACATTAAATTGGACTAGATAATCCTTATAGGTTGAAGTAAAAGTGTTGTCTGGAAAACTAACACTTGAAACGGCGCTGAATGTTGCTGAGGTAATCTTTGTTAAACCAGCACCACCCGCAGGTGCAGCCCACTTTAGCCCTGTTGCAGTCGCACTATCCGCTACAAGTGTGTGTCCGTTTGTGCCTACTGAGAGAACAGCAGGGGTATCATTAGCTGTACCGGTGAGGATGTCACCCTTAGCAGCAATGATAGATTCAGGGATACCAGTCCCTGGTTCTGGAATTCTTCCTATAGCCATATTAAGATAGCTCCGTTCCGAAGGCGTTGAATGTGAAGTCAGCAGTAGATGCGTATACAGATACAACATCTGTAGCAGCCAATGTGATTCCAAGTGTCATAGTATCTGTAGAGTTCGCTGAGAGCGAAGCATCGTAGATAATGTACTGAGCATTAGCAATGGAGGCACCAGCCACTCTTACTGCTATGCGATATGTACCAGCCGTTGCTGCCCGATTAGCTACAGTAATCGTAGATACAATCGTTGAAGTGGCAGAAGGAACTGTGTACAAAGTTGTTAAAGATGTTGCTGATGGGGCTGATTGCCCCAGTACTTTGTATGTTGTTGCCATTGTTTATGCTCCCATAAATAGAAACGAGGTTGGAATTGGTTCTTGCTCTTGTGTTAATCCGGCCTCAAATGCGTTTAGATCATCGGAGGTCAGAACGTGCTTCACAGTAGCTCCGCCAGAATGAGCGATATTGCTCGTTCCTGCTTCACCCCGTGAAATCGTGAATGTATCTGTTGCTGCTGCTGTGATAAAGACAATCTCTTCATTGGCTGTATCTGGATCTAGAGCAACGGTAAATTGGTCACCTGAAGTAATAGTCACACCACCAAGTAAGGTGGTGCCTGTTCCCGCAGCTACTGTCATACTGGTAGCAACGTTGGATATACTAGATGCTAGTGTTGTCTCAACACTGATAGAACTAAATAGACGAGTCATTAACCTTCCTTATCTGGTGTAATGTATACGAATTGGATATCTGTCTTTCAACTTCAACGCCTCTTCATTTAGTCTCTGTTGGTACAGAGCGTAGATGTAACGAGAAGATGAAACACCAGCACTTGATGGGATCTTGCTATCAGCACTATCTGCCTCAGCAGATGTGAGATTGATACGACCTGGATCTAAGAATGATAGTAATTTGTATGAAGCACCAAGAGTTACTACATCCTGACAAGATTGTGGTAATCCAGTAACATCAGCAAAATCATCAGAGTTATTATCTAAAGTATCAGGTGTAGTTGTATACCAAACCTGAACTGTTCTACCAGGTTGCACACTGTCATAAATGCTAACTGTGTTTGTAGTATTAAAGGTAGCGGCATTAGCCATACCATCTGATCTCCAGCGATTGATCGGTAGCCACTCTTGGCTTGATCCAGTAGTCTGCCAAGATAGATACAGGATTGACTCTAGATCATCTGGTAGGGCATAGGTTGTAACAGATGCGTTATAGGTAAAAGTAGTTGAGGTTACTGCCCAAAGGTTAGGAAACAAACTATTGATAGTATCGTTGATAGCCTTCTTAATTGCAGTTCTTGGGAATGTTGGAGCTAAGGTAACCTGAGCATACTGTGAGTGTGGTGCAGGGGAAGTTCCCTGATAACCTCTACCAAATCCTGGTATTACATTAAGTGTGCTGTTTGCTTTATTAAAAGAATCAATCCAGATTAACTCATCATCAATTTCAATAATACCTTTAGCAAGGTTTGAGGCAGAGCCAATAGCAATACTACTATCGGTAGTAGATATACCACCTGTGTTTGCAACATAACTGATACGGTCCTGTCGCAAGGTGTAACCTTGCAGGTTAGACTTGATCTCATCTACCATCTCATTTAGTGTGCTCATTAGCCTTCTCTCTGTAGAACTTTAAATTGTTTTGCAATCTTTCATCATTTGGACTTAAATCAACTGCCTTCTTGCCGTGCTCTACTGCTACTTTCCATTCACCTAATTGCCAAGCTGATATGGCACATAAGTCATCTGCCATATGGCCCCAAGCCCAACCTTCAGATAGGAAATCTGTTTTCTTTTCAGTGATAGTTAATGCTCTAGTTGCAGTTCTAAAACACTCTTCCCACCTAGTATGTTGGTAGTAATAGTTAGCCAGTGCTAAGACTGATTCTCTACACACATACTCATTAATAGATTTCTGTAAATGCTCTTCAGCATTATCAGGATCACACTTAGCCATAATGCGTAGTGCATATGAACGCTCTGCTGGAAATATTGAGAACTCTAAATACTTCTTTAAAGTTTGTAGTCCATCATAAAATCTTTTACGGTAGCAATACTCTCTACCAAGGTAGTAAAGCATCCGAGAATCGCCTGGAGTTTCCTCAACAGCCATCTCTAATATATCTAGGTAATGCTCTCTAGATTTAGAATCATCTGGAAAATGGTGGATCGTTAGATCTACCTTAGCTTTAGTCTCAGGAATCTTATAGGCACATACTGCCTCGTGTATTGGAAATCTCCAACGATAACCTCTACGGGCGTGAACCTTAGTTCCATCAAAAGATACAGATGGTGTTCCATCATCATTCCAACCATAAACAAAGTTATGTATTGGTCTAGTAATATTAAACTTTAAAGCCTCTGGTAAATCCTTCTTCCAGTCACCTACTAGAACTTCATCCATATCTAGTGTTATGCAGTAATCTATCTCAGGTGGTAGGGCAGCCAATGCTGCGTTTCTAGCATCATCAAAGCGCCAAGGATCTATCTTGATATGAATAACATTAATACCTAAAGACTTAGCAAGTTCTACTGTCTTATCTGTAGAACCAGTATCTGCTATCAGTAAGTAATCTGCATCTTTAGCAGAGTCATACCAACGCTGAACGTGCTTCTCTTCATTAAGAGCAATCGTATATACAGCTACCTTCATTAGAAGTCACTAACCTCTTTTAGTCTAAGATCAGAGTATGATGGGAACTGCGTTACTAGATTAGGTTGTGCTATCACAGCCTTGTAATCTCTAGCAAACTCTCGTAAACCTATATCTATATACCACTCGTAATCTTTTAGTTTCTCTGCAAAGTATTTAACTCTTGCAGGATGGATACTATAAGCGTGGGAACCTGTACTAAAAACTTGCTTGAACCAGTACTTGTTTCCTATATCCTCTACCTTGCCAGTGCTTTTTGGTAGCAGTGCTCCAAGATAAAATATGTCAGTATCACCTGGTAGGTGTTCAATTGCCTCAGCAAACTTCTCATTAAAATCATCTGCAAACAAAGCATCATCTTCTAAAACAAGAATACGCTTTTCAAAGTTTGCTTCTAAAACTTTTTGATGACTCATAGTTCCTGCAGTTATTGGGCTAATGCCCAACTCTTTACCATCTATAGCTGAGAATCTTTCAAAGGTTATCCCCAGATTATTTAACTGTGTGGATATCTTTTCTAATCTGTCTTCTCGTCTATCAAGATTTATCAAGATGACTTTACTAAAGTAGTCGTTGATTCTCATATGTTGAGATTTTACTACATACCACCCAGCAAAAGCATCACTGGTAGGCCTGTAGCATCTGCGCCTGTCGGACCTGTAGCACCAGTTGGACCGGTTGCTCCTGTAGCTCCAGTTGCCCCAGTAGGACCAGTCGGTCCTGTATCTCCAGTAGCACCAGTAGCACCAGTTGGTCCTGCTGGACCAGTGTCACCAGTTGCACCTGCTGGACCAGTTGGTCCAGTTAAACCTGTTGGACCTGTCGGTCCTGTGTTACCTGTCGCTCCTGTCGGGCCTGTCGCTCCGGTTGGACCAGTAGATCCAGTATCGCCAGTGGCTCCCGTAGCTCCCGTAGCACCCGTTGGACCAGTGGGACCTTGCGGTCCAGTCGGACCAGTGTCTCCCGTTGAACCTGTGGCACCAGTAGCGCCTGTAGCGCCCGTAGGACCCGTATCTCCCGTAGGTCCTGTACTTCCAGTCGGTCCTGTGCTTCCAGTGGCTCCTGTGGCCCCTGTAGGCCCTGTAGGGCCTGTATCTCCTGTTGATCCTGTAGGTCCAGTGTCGCCTGTGGCTCCTGTTGGTCCTGTAAGGCCAGTTGCGCCAGTCGGTCCCGTAGGACCTGTGTCTCCTGTAGAACCTGTAGCCCCTGTTGGGCCAGTTGGGCCAGTACTACCAGTAGGACCGGTAGGCCCTGTATTACCTGTTGCACCCGTTGCTCCTGTCGCACCTGTGGGACCTGTTGCACCTGTGGCACCGGTAGGTCCTGTTGGACCTGTAGCACCGGTAGGACCTGTAGGTCCTGTACCACCAGGAACACCTTGTGGTCCTTGATCTGATGAAAAAGTTACACCAACCTGTGGTGTGATTTGTTCTACAACAATTACGGTCTCTGACATTATTGGGTCACAGCTCCCGTCACTATAAATTTACCCTCTAAAATTCTTGTTACTACTGAGCCACTAGTTAATACTAGATCGTAAACATATCTACTTGCCCCTATTGCACCAGTAGTAGTTGCATTAAGATTTACGGTTACAGATCCTGCAATACCACCTAGAGTTATTCTGCCATTCGCTGTGGTTGCTACAACCGTAGTCGTTGATGCGCCAACAAACGGGCGAACTGTCATAGTCGCTGTATAGCCCGTTAGATCCCAAGGTGTTGAACCATTCTTGATAGTGAATATAAAATTAAATGTGGTTGCCTGTTCGCAAACTAGATTATATTTAGCACTCAAGTTGAGATCGCTCTCAGTGCTTGAGCAGCAGGTAGTCCAGTAGTTGATGCTAGGAAGTTACAGACACCATTAAAATCTAGGAACTCTGCTTTGTTTGATAGGCCAGCAATCTCATTAAGAACACCGACAGTATCGGTTAGTGTTAATGTTACTGATCTTTGTGCAGCCCACTGACGAGCAGCGAGTGCTTGATCTACTAGATTGCCAACAGTTCTATAAGTGCCACCATTGGCTAGACGATTTAACTCATCGTTAAGAGTTGTACCTGCTACACCTAATGTCACTTAGTTCTCCCTACTTCTTTTTCTTTTTAGCTACTGCGGCGTTATCAACTAGATTTGGATAAGGTCTTCCGGCAGCTTTGGCCCTTGCCTTTGCAGCACTCTTCTGTGCTGGTGTTAATTTCTTTGATGTCTTCTTCGGATTCTTTGTGTCCCAAAATGCTTTCTTCCTTTTCATCGGCAACTACAATCCCAAGCCCGTAAGGACTTGTTTATTCTAGAGTTTGGATCTCTTGCTGTCTTAGCAGAGGTTAACTTTGATTTCATTCCACACATACGACCACAAAAAGATTTACGTCTAGCAGCAGACTTAGGTGATCTCTTAGCCTCAGCCTTTTTTACTGGTGCTTTTAGATTCATACCTTGTGCTCTGGCAGAGGCACGACCCTTAGCGTTCAATCCGCCTTTAGGATTCTTACCTTCTTTTCGTTGCCAAGCTGGACTCTTTGCCATAATCTCCGTACTTTCCTAAGATAGATCTAATAGTCCCGTTCTTATTCAACCGAACTATTAGACCGTCTTTAATTTGAATAGGATTAAAACCATCGTGGCGCTTGTATTTGCCAGATGACATTACTTCTTTTTCTTCTTAGACATTCCTGCTTCTGATAGAGCGATAGCAACTGCTTGCTTCTTAGACTTAACCTTCTTAGCAGACTTGCCAATATTAAGTTCGCCCTTTTTAAACTCTCTCATAACCTTGGCGACTTTCTTAGCGCCTTTAGTTTTCTTCATTGCTGAGGTGCTTCTTTACCAGGAGCGCCGGTTTCAATATCATCGTATGTTGCATATCCGCAACCGCAAGTGGCGCACATTACTTCTTCTTGCCCATCTTCTTCATAACCATTTTCTTGTCAGACTTCTTAGCCTTCTTACCCTTAGCACCTTTTTCAAGAGCCTTGTAAGAGTTCATTTTCATTGATTTCATTTTTACCCCTTATATTTTAGGTTGATTCCGTCAAAGGCTTTGCCAGCTTTGTCGGAAAGTTTGAGTGCTGCATCTATATCTTTGTTTCTAGTAGATCTAGGTTCTACGCCTTGCTTTAGTGCTGAGTAATAGGACTTTAATTCTTTCTCATCCTTATTAACTTTGTCTTGATCCCAACCAGTCTTAGTGGGATTGACTCCCATAAACATTGGCATATTGGATTGCATACATTCACCATATGACTCGTGGTCTTGGGTCTTACAACTTTGTGTACAGTTACTCATATGTTAGTTAGATAATCTGAGTAACCAGCATCAATAAGAATCTGTGCCACTTCATCAGATACATCGTACTCGTGTCCACCAAGATAATAGTAGTCAGCATCAGCTAGTGTGTCTTGATCTGGTGACATACTAGTAGTAACTGTTGTACCGTTAATAATAAAAGTTAAACCTCTTGGAACATCTGTAAGATAAGGTTGTGAACCAGTGAGACTTCCACCTGATAATGGTCTACCTGCTAAACGAGCATAGTCAGATGTTGGATCTACTATCCAGGTTTGGTTTTCCCAAGGTGTCTGTAAGTGGTAAGTCATAGTTCCTTTCTAGTGATGAAGGGCGGTTTGACCCGCCCTCCACCGAATCGCATTTGTTAGCCTGCTGAAGCAGATGTCTCAATACGATATAGCGCTGCTTCTCGGAGTCTTGCGAATCCACCGAAGTAGTACCAACCAATTGTACGGAAACGGCGCAGAGCATCAATCTCTGGTCCGATTACGGTATTGATATCTTGACCCATAGCTTCTGCTAGAGCCTCACGACCTGCAACAACCGCCTTGTAGACGTTTACTGCTGGTGAGTTTGTGTTCGCTGCGAATGGAACACGAGGTGTTTCAACAACGAAAGCACCTTCAATTACACCTACTGAGCCAGGGATAATTGTCTTTGACACATTGTCTGTGTACTTAACAATATCTTGGAATCCTCCGGTGCCTGATTCGGCACGAAGGTCGGCTGCTTGACGTGGGTGTAGATATGCTGCGTACAACTCACCTAGACGAGGCAGAGCCTTGTTGGTGCGTAGTTCTGTAACAGCGTTACGAATATCAGCAACAGAGATTGTATCTGCTGCATCAATTGTATTAGTTGTTGTAGCGTTTCCACCGTAAATTACGTTGGTTCCACCAGTTAGAACTGCGGCTACTACAGCATCAATAGAGTCTGCAGCGTTGTATGCAATGATGTCAGCAAGAGCTGCATCTACATCGTTGAAAGAAGTTAGGTTTAACTTCTTAGTTGTTGTTACGGCTGAACCGTACTCGTTAAGTGTTACTGTAACCTGTGATGGGTTACCAAGAGCAATTGAGGAAACATCGGAAGTTTCTGTCAGTGTAGAAGTAGCTGCTGCTAAGTCAGAATAGATTGAGAATACAACTGATGATCCTGGCATTGCCTGTTGTACTGGCTTGACATCTGCCAAGGCTCGCATTACTGGAATGGAGCGAAGCGCCATTCTTACGTATTGATCATACGCAGCTTTTACGAGATTGC